CCTATGAAAATTAGAGGGATGAAAGCACACCCCCCTCTTCACGCTTCTTGTGACTGTTTCCTTGGAATATAATTAATATGAATATAAAAACATGCACAAAATGTAATAAAGAACTTCCAGCAACAATAGAATATTTCCATAAGGAAATGCGCGGAAAATATGGATTACGCAGTAAGTGTAAAACATGTTCATATATTGATAATAGAAAAATATTGATGAATCCCGGTAATATAGAAAAGGCAAGAATATCAAATAGGAAGCATTATTCAAAAAATAAAAATAAATACTTCCTACGATGGCAAAAATATTATGAAACAAATAGTGAATATTTAAAGGAAAGAGCAAGAAAATGGGGGCATTTAAATCTTGATAAACGAAAAATAACAGATAAGAAACGCCGGGAAAATCCAATGTTTAGACTTAGCTCTAATATTTCAAGGTCTATCAGACAAAGTTTGTTTGCTAACAATAAAAATAATGCTCCTTGGGAATCACTTGTTGATTTTACAAAACATGAATTAAAAACACATCTTGAAAAACAATTTAAGCCGGGTATGTCCTGGGAAAATTACGGTGAATGGCACATTGATCATAAAATACCGATAGCAGCACATAATTTTACAAAGCCAGAACACGAAGATTTTAAAAGGTGCTGGGCATTGAAGAATTTGCAGCCCATGTGGGCTAAAGATAATATATCAAAAGGCGCAAAAATAGAAAAACCATTCCAACCATCGTTACAAATGTGAGGTGATACATGGAAAAAGAGAGAAGGTCATTTAAAATTGAAGTAAGAAAGGCCGATGACGGTGCCAAGCTCTTAGCCGGTACACCGATTGTATATGGCAAGAAATCAGAGGACATGGGATTCTTTGAATATATTGCCGATGGTGCTGCAAGGGATGCCGTTAAAAATTCTGATGCGAGGCTATTATATGGGCACAATAGCGATACGTTGCTTCCACTTGCAAGACAGAAATCTGGGACACTGAGGGCCGTTGAAACTAAAAAAGGGGTTGAGATCGAAGCCGATCCGCCTAAAAAAAATCAGTTTGCTGATGCTCTTATTGAATCAATAGAGCGTGGAGATATCGGAGAGATGTCTTTTGGTTTTACGGTGCTTGATGACAAATGGGAAGGCCTTGACACTGAAAGGCCAAAAAGAACAATTACAAAAATTGGTGAAATATTCGATTATTCTTATGTGACATTTGCCGCGTACAATGACACCAGTGTGGCCCTAAGAACACTCGAAGAGGCCAGAAAATCAGCAAAGAATATCATTCCAGACGACAAAGAAGATTTTGAAATAGTTTTAAAAAGGGATGACGGAAACGATATCGTTTATTCCTTTGATAATAAAAAAGTTTTCGATGAGTTTATGATTGAAGCATTGAAAAGGTCGGCATCAAATCCAACGATCCCTGATCCCGATGACCTTGATCCTGATCCGACGATCACAAAGGATGAAGTGGCAGAGGACGAAACACTTAAAAGAATCAACGAAAAAATTGCGAGGTATTCGGAATGAAAACAATTACAGCAATGAAGGATGATGTCGCGATCCTGTTAAAAAAATTAGGCGACATGCGAACTATCTGCACGAATGAAAACAGAGACCCGAACGAGGAAGAACGGGAAATGGCAACGTCAACCCTGAGTCAGGTTGATGAGCTGGAGGCTAATATTGCCCTTGAAGAAAGGACACAGCGGACCATTGACCGTTCAAAAAGCTCTGCCCCGCCCGATAAACCCGTGCTTGACGGAAAAACCGAACAGGAAAAACGGGATTCTTTTTTAAGCAACGGCGAGTTTTATCAGGCTGTAATGAGAGCGGCGGCGCCTGGTGGTGTTGTTGATCCAAGGCTGTCAACCCGGGCCGCATCTGGAATGTCCGAGGGTATCCCAAGTGATGGTGGTTTTCTTGTCGATCAGGAAATGGCAGACGGTATTTTAACAAACGTCTGGAACGACGGGCCGATTATGCCGATGATCAATAAAATCACCTTGAGCGGGAACAAAAACGGTATCAAACTGAACGGGTTGGACGAAACGAGCCGGGCAGATGGAAGCCGCGCCGGTGGTATCCGCGCATACTGGAAATCGGAAGCAGCATCAGGGACAAGTACCGAGCCTACTTTTAGAAAAATCGAGTTGAGCCTGAATAAATTATTTGCGCTTGCATATAGTACAGACGAATTGCTTGACGATGTTCAGGCCCTGGCACAAATGATTGATAACGGGTTTCGTGAAGAAATTAAATTCAAGCTCATCGATGCTATTATAAATGGGACCGGCGCCGGCCAGCCGCTTGGGATTTTGAACTCTGGCTGTATGGTTTCTGTTGGCAAAGAAACGGGTCAGGTAAAAGATACCATCGTTTATGAGAATGTTCTGAAAATGTGGTCCAGGCTTATGGCGGCCAGCAGACCGAATTCAATCTGGATTATAAATCAGGATTGCGAACCGCAATTGCACCAGATGAGCCTTGCCGTTGGTACTGGTGGCGCTCCTGTTTATTTGCCGACCGGTGGCGCAGCAGCAGCACCTTATGCCACTTTGTTCGGCCGGCCAGTTGTTCCGGTTGAGCAGTCTCCGACCGTTGGTGATACCGGGGATATCATGCTTTGTGACTTCAGCAAATACATTGCATGTGACAAGGGTGGTATTAAAAATGACGTTTCGATGCATGTTCAATTTTTGACAGACCAGCAGGTTTTCCGGGCGATTTACAGATTTGACGGCCAGCCGATGTTGGCAAGTGCAATCACGCCGTTTTCCGGTTCTTCGAACACGCTCAGCCATTTCGTGAAATTGAACGAAAGAGCATAATCAGTAATAACCTCAAGGCCGGGTGACCAAAACCCCGGCACAAGGAGAATAAAGATGATTTCAGAAGATTATAAAATCGTTCCGGTTGGAAAAGAAATAAACATGGCTACAGACACCAAATATTCAGATTCCATCAATATGAAGGGGTTTCATAAAGCCACTTTTATTCTCACATTTAACACACTGTCATCCGGTAACAATATACTTACCGTTACCAGTGGGGCGACAGCTTCAGCATATACATCTGATGTGTATTTCAATTATGCAGTAGGTGGGGCTGTTGTTGGTACTGCGGTTGCTAACAGTACCTCGTCATGTGATGTTCTTGCGGCATGGACAAATGCCGCTACTCTTACTCTGACAGCAGCAACTTACACCAACAAAATTTTAGTTGTTGAAGTTGACGCGAGCGATATGGATATTGCAAACGGAGAAGAGTGGTTGTCTTTGGTTTTTACATATGCCGCCACAACCACAGGAAATGTAAGCGTTATTGCAATTCTTGAGCCACGATATAGCAGCAACCGTTCAGGAACTTGCTTGGCGTAAATTTGCTTTAAACAATAACTTAAAGGCCGGGTGACCAAAACCCCGGCACAAGGAGAATAAAAATGAAATTAGCTGAAGAAAAAAAGATTGTCCTGGTTGCCAGTGCGATGAACTTTGCTACTGGTTCTCCAGTATACACAAAAAGCATAAACATGGGGGGGTATCATCTTTGTACGTTTCTGATTGACATTGGTACAATGTCCGGTGGAAATGCAACACTTACAGTAAACAGTGGTGCTGCTACTGCTACATATACGACCGATTTGGCTTTTAAATACGCTTACTGTGCATCTTCTTGTCTATGGTTGGCAGCTATGACAACTCCGGCATCCGGTTCAGATATACTTGCAGCGGAAACTGAAGTTACGGCAGCAACCGGCCTTGAGATTGTTCAGGCAACATACCTTAATCATATGCTGGTTGTCGAAGTAGACGCATCAATTATGACTGATGGTGAAGAATGGTTATCATTGGTGTTTACAGATTCCAGTAGTAGTGCCGCTGGCCTTGCCACAGTGTTTGCAATTCTTGAGCCAAGATACACGAGCAACAGATCAGCAACCGCATTGGCATAAAATAATGGGGATGTAAAAACCCCCATAACAAAGGATGGTGTAAAATGACACAAGTCGTTTTTTTAGAATTATTTGAACAATATGAAAACGGAAAATCTTATAATCTTGAGAGGACACTTGCGAATGGATTGTGTAAAAAAAACATATGTGTCCCTTTCACCGTTCATCAAGAAATGCTCAGAAATGCAGAACAAAAGAAAAAAGAAAAAGTCGAGGCAGAGGAAAAAGCTAAGGCCGAAGCCGATGAAAAAGCCGAAGCTGAAAAGAAAAGAATCAAAAAGCTTGTCTCTGCTAAAAATAAACCGGGCCGCAAACGGGCGGTGTCGGTTAAAGCTGAAACCAGCGAGAAAGCAATAAATACTTAAAAACAGGAGACCTTGAGAAATGTCTAAAAATAATGCTTTAACGCGCGAAAGGGTCGGTGATATCAATCAAGGTCTTTTGATTGAAACCGGCGACTTGGCGGGCACAACGTACCATCTCTCAAAAAGGTGGAGTATATTTAAAGTTTATGGCCGGATTATCGTCCACGCCCTCTTTGGTGAAGTAACCCTCTTAGATTTGGTTGGGTCTGGTGCTTTGCATCAATTCAATTACCAGCAAACACTCCCGGTTATTGCATCGGTTGACCTCTGCGCCGTTTCAACTGACATCGACGGTCTGGTGGTAGGGCATCGGTTGACATTGCCGGGCGATGATTCAGCTACGGCTTGCGCAATAACGAATTCGGCGGGTATTTCATATTGGCCCCTGGGTACTGTGAAACTTGGAGTCGCTACGACCTCCGCCGGGGTTCAACAGTATGGCCTTATAAGTTATGAAACGACAACTGCTAACCTCACGGCTGGCTCGATAAGGTATTCACTTTTATATACCCCGATAGATGATGACGCTTATGTTGAAGTCAGCATCACGGCATTAACATAAGAAAGGAGGATAAATAAAATGGCTCAAAATTTTAATCAAAGCACCCGTGAAATGATTCGAGACCTAAAATCTGGCATGCACGTTGAAACCAGTATCTTGCTTGGAACGGCCTATCTGAAAGAAGCACAGGTTGAGCTTTTCACGGTTTATAATCGAATTGCTGTTCTCGGGTTGTGGTTTGAAGTAACCACGCTATGGGCTGGGGCAACACTTTTGAAATTTACCTGGACATCTTCGGAGCCGGTAATCACTGTTATTGATATTTCAATCAATAGTAGCAGCATGAACACTTTTGTTGCCGGGTCCCGAGCTTTTCTGATTGGTGGTGCTGTGGGAACCGCTACATCCGTAGAGGAAAGTGCTGGCGTTACAATGAACTTAACTTATCCCATGATACTCGGCAATGCTCCAACCATTGCAGGCGTGACAAGCGTTGGCACTATCGGACAGGATACCACCGTTGCAGCAACAGGCTTATCCGCCGGCAAGTTCGGGCTTTTATATGCTCCTATTGATCACGATGCCAGTGCCGTTGCACTATTATAGGAGGGGGGTATAAATGACCACTAAACTCGAAACCAATATCCAAAGATTCAACATGATATCTTCAGACTCCAGGCCGGAAGATCCCCCCGAAGGCTCAACCCTTCATATTATCGATACCGGGGAAAAACAGATTTTTCACAATGGCACATGGGAAGACGACCTGAGCTTGATTTATGCTTTTAACGCAATTTAAAAATATGAGGTAATATTATGTACGGAAAAACTACAGCAGGAGTCGGACAGGCTCCGTTAATCGATGCTGATCGAAAATTGGTCGTTGTCTCAGGTGGTGGACGGCTTGCAGAGGCCGCGCTCGCCGGGAGGTTGTTCGGCGCTTGTAATCAAGCCCATGTGACCACCAGCACGACCCTTCACAATACCTTTACCGGGCTTGCCATTGTCAACCCATCAACAAGCGGGAAAAATTACATCATGCATGAATTCAACTATGCCATGATGGACTCCCCGGCGGGAGATACAAATTTGTCTCTCGTTATCACGCCCGAACATTCCGGGTATGCTGCCGATATCACGGTCAGGAACGGTAAGTGGGGCGCTGCTACGTCCTCAGCGATAGCAGATGCAGCGGCAACCATCACCGGCGCTTCTGGGGTCATTGTAAAACATATTGCAACCCTGGGAACCAATATCACCACTGATTTGATTTCAGGTCCTACCGTTTTTGATTTAAACGGTCAAATTGTTGTGCCGCCTGGGTATGCGATTGCCACGGATACACTGTTGGCTTCCGGCAACGTTATGCTTTTTGGTTTTGTTTGGGAAGAAATTGACGTCTAAACCATGGGCCGGTCTATTTGACGGCCTTTTCAAAGGTGCCCCATGATATTTGACAATAAAATGACGCCAAGATTTTTTAAGGCTGTTTTCGGGAAAATATCGAAAGATAGATATGAACCTATCGTGGCCGATGCTTCAACTTGTGGGCTTTTGATAGCGCACCATAATGAAGAAGCCGTCCATGGTGGCCGTTTTTTCAGGTCAGGACTAAATTATACACTGGCAAATGGCAATGTGGTCCAATTAATTTTAACATGGCATGATCATACGCCGTGTGTTGCATAGGAGTTAAATCATGAAATTAACAGGGAAAAGAGCGATAGGTATTGAAAAACAGATGCCGGTTATTGGACATGCCCAATATTCCAATGTGACGGGGGCCGCGGCAATCTCGCTTACGCTTGCCCCATCCTCCGCGTGGCAGCTTGAGAGCGTTAGGGTGCATTTGTCGGCTGGTGGTGCCGGGGACTTTACTATAACGGTTGATCACAGCAAGGGGTCTGCTTACGATTTTGTGGTTCTTACTCAGGATATGATCGCCATAACGGATTTAGTTTATAGTCCGGAGCGTCCTATGGAATTTAGAAAAGGTGACCGGCTTACAATTGCATGGGCGAATGGCAGTAGCCGGACATATGGCCTTGAAATCGTATGGAAAGAAAGGTGATATCATGAGAAAAAAAATCATATTAATTGCGTTATTAATTCTATGTGTTGCCGGTGCCGCTGTTGGTGCGCTTATCCTTAATGGCGTTATTCAGATCGCACCCGGGATAACGTCTGATGAAAGTGGGAATTTGACCGTAACCGGCAATGCAAGTGTCGGTGGCGATCTGGATGCTACAGGGTCTGTAAGTGCTGGGGGTATGGTCTATTCCGA